AAACATGGGACATCATTGGTCTTTTGTAGGCTCCACGAAATTTTATCGGGGCTGGACCAAATTGTTTAAGCGATTAAGCAAACATCCTAATGCTTTTGAACTTGATGAATCGGAATTCGATTCCTCATTATTTCGAGAAGCAATGTATGGTATGGCTGAGCTACGTTTTCGAATGCTCGCGCCAGAATTTCAAACGGAGGAAAACCGGAATCGAATCTGGAACCTCTATGTCGAAATTGTTGATTCCGTGATTATTACTCAGGATGGGGATGTAGTCACGAAGAATACTGGAAATCCGTCTGGTTCAGCAAATACAATTGTTGACAATACCATTATTTTGTTTCGCCTCCTTGCTTATGCGTGGTTGGTGCTCTGTCGGGAGCATGGCCGTGAGGGTCTTGATGACACTTACACCTCTTTCATGGAAAATGTAGAGGCCGCTTTGAATGGAGATGATAATACCTGGACATGCAGTGATTATGTCGTCGGATGGTACAATGCTCTGAATATTTCAAAAATTTGGAGTGCTATAGGTGTCACAACAAAGAGTGATGTCTGGGCGCCGCGTAAATTAATTGAATGCTCATTTTTGTCTCATAGTTTTAGACAAGTGGGTGCGGATTTTGTACCAATTCCAGAGGGTGAGAAAGTTTTATGCAGTATGGCTTATCATTTAAAGTCTGCCACTCCCCGCTGGAGCCTTTTACGTGCTTGTGCACTTCGTATTGAATCTTTTTGGGATGATCAATGCCGTGAGGTGTTGAGTCAATATATCCAATGGCTGTGTAAGGAGTATTCAACAGAGCTCCATGCAGATAAAGATCCGAAGGACAAGTTGGACATGTTTACTTTTCAAGAGGTTTATTCTGTCTATAAAACTGATTCTGAGATTAAAATGTTGTATTTGTCTGAAGAGGGAAGTTATGACGGCCTGGTCGACACAGGTAAGGATAATTGGTTCGGTGTCTATCAAAGTGCCGAGGCAGTTTACGCCGCATAAAATTCTAAATGACGAAAACTAAGTCTCAGAAACAACGTGCAAAGGCACGACGTGCTGTTGGTGGCAAGCCAACCGGAGGAGCTCGTAAGCCCCGTGGATCACAACCACGTAGACAAAGACAAGCGGCCTTTATTGGCCCCCGTCTCAGTAAAGCTGCCCGAAGAGGCCGCGCACAGCGTCGAGCTGTGACTGGACGGAAAATGGGAGGAGGTGATTTTATTGCCTCCAGTGCGGGTGATGGTATAAATCGAACCTTAAAAATGCACAATGACTCTGTTATCCGTGAGCGATTTAATCGCCGGATGGAGAAGGTTACAGACATTACGATTGCAACTCAGTCGTTTGCTGTGAACCAAGCTCTTTACCTGAATCCAGGTAATTCAGTGTTGTTCCCAATCTTCTCTCAAATTGCTGCTGTTTATGAGCAGTGGAAGTGTCATTTTTTAAAGTTTCACTTTGTCACTCAAGCATATACTGCTAGTGGCAGCAACGTTGCAGCTGGTAAGATTATCATGGCTACTAACTATGATCCTAGCGATAGTCAGTTCGCTGGGTCCACCCAGATGGAGAATTATACCAACTCTGATAAGGATGCACCGTTTTGCTCCTTTTCGCATGATGTCATGAACCAAGATCATGACAATGCCGTTGATCCTCTCAAGACGTACTTTGTCAATCCAAGTGCGAATGCTGCTGCTCCCACGAGTGACTCAACATCCAAGTTCTTTGATCTTGGATTGTTTCAGTTGGCGTCTTCAGGATTGCCGACTGCCAGCTCCACTGAGTATGGTGAATTGTACGTTGAGTACGAATTTGAAATGATTCGTGTGAAGCAGCAAACACCGTTGGGACAAAGTCTCATCGCGGCACATTATTCTTTTGTGCCCACAAATACTTCTGCTTTTGCGGGTTCCGCTCAAAAGAGTGGATCAAATATGGCACTGACGTTTGCAAATACGTCGGTTGCCATTCCCGTTGTTGGGAGGTTTTTGTGCACCTATTTCGCCAATGCGGCCACTTCGTTTACTCGTGGTGGTGCCCCTGTGGCAAGTACTAATGCGACTTTGGTCGCTGCTTGGGCTTATGGCAACGATGATGCTGTCTCAGGCAATGGTACTACGAACATTGGTGAATCTTGGGTTGTGGATATCTCAGCCCCAGGTGGCCTTGTCACTTTTGCTGCCCCTACTATCGTGGGAGCGGCGACTGGAGATCTTTGGGTCTCTCAGGTTCCTTCTGGTCTTTCAATGGATGAGAAGAAAGAAGAGAAAGAAGAAATCCTCACTCTGAAGAATCAAGTTAAAGAACTTGGCGCAATGATGCGCGCGCTGTTGGTGCGCATTCCAGATGATGAGGAAAAGGAATTGGAAATCTTACCCAATCCACGATCTAGCCGCGGCAACGGTGAAGTTGTGGAAAGGGGGAGAGGACCGATTCGGGATAGCTCTGGTCAGGTGACTCCTCTCACTACGCCAAGCGATAAGGCGTCCAAGCCAGGATGGTTCTAGTATCAAATAGGCCTACCCTTGCTAATGGAAAATCGCAATTGAATGACTGGGTTTTAGACCCGCTAATCTAGGCGTTTTGTTCTTTTACGTGCTAGAACAAATGGATGTGTTGACGGAAGAGAGGGTGCTTGATTTCGGTATCACGATGTGGACTTCCAGGCGACTGGGTGACATGCTGTAAAGGCTTTCGCGGGTGGGTATTGGGTTTTGTGCTGGGTATTCCCGATAGCAAATGAAAGGCTTCAAGTTCAGGAATGACTCCTCAAATTGAAATCTTCGAAGGTATATAATTGGTTTTCATAGCGCATGAGGTGACTACGGCGGCCACCATACTGAAGTGTCCTAAAGTAAAGTTTAGTAGGGTAACGTCCCCTTGGATAACTGAGTGGTGGTGCGGTGCAGAGTTGTAGTGCTACTAGTTAATTGGTTGTAGAGAATAGGAGAATAGAAGTTTGTAGGTAGGACTGTTAATAAGAAGTTCGGAGTAACTTTGTATCTATTCCATTTGTAGTAAAATAAGACGGTGGTTTTTGGGATCAGGAAATTGGTTTCAAGTGACCGCTTG